GCCTAGTAATGGTTGTAACAGAGTTACCAGCAATGCTGTCTACACCAGCCCATATTGTGAAGTCATATATCCCGGCGTCAAATATAATTCTATTTAGCGCGTCAGTAACAAAAGCAGAGAAGCAAACGGTGTTACTAACTGCTGTACCTGTAATGACCTGCTCTGCTGTGGTTACTGGGATGGATGCAAAGGTAAGAAGAGCTACATCGTTGTCAGTTCCCGCCGCAGTTATGACTGGGGTAGCGTTATAAAATACTACTCCTGTTCCGGCTGATGCTGAGTTAGGCGCAACATTAACCCAAGCCGTGCCGTTAAATCCGAGCAACTCATTAACCACCGGGGTGCTGAATGTTACGTCTGACAAGTTAGACAATGGAATATTGATATTTGCCGACCCATCAAACGATACGCCAGCAATATCACGCGGGGTAGTTAGTGTCGCAGCCGATCCCGTAGTATCTGAATTAATGGTCGCTGGTAGAGATAAAGTTATCGCACCAGTCGGAGAAGATACGTCTATCTCGTTTGCTGTTCCTGTGATAGAGACTACAGCACCATCACCTTTGTTGTTAAAGGTATTCCAATCGGTCGCGCTTAGATAGCCAGAGGTAGAAACTCCCGCCGCACTGATGCTTATATCGGGAGCCGAGCCGCCGCTAGATGATATAGGGCTGGTAGCGGTAACCGAAGTGACCGTGCCGACACTGATCGAACCACCAAGACTTGTAGACGATCCGTTAATTGTGATCGCAGAATTGACTAGCTTATTATTCGCTATCGACCCCGCCAGCATTGTATTGGTTACGGTCGAGGTGTCCGTTGTGTAGACCCCATCCGTAACCGTCCCGGCATTGCCGCCAATTGACAGACCAGAGGCAGTGCCAGAGATATTAGTTCCGACTAAAGCGGAAGGAGTGCCAAGAGCCGGAGTGATGAGAGTCGGAGAAGTTGCTAGAACATTATCACCAGTTCCCGTATTGGCTACGCTTACAAGATTACTAGAGCCGTCTGTAGCCACCGCATACGAGGCTGTAAGCCCCGATATGTTCGCTCCCGATACAGACACTACCCCGGAGTCATCTAGCGTAGCTGTAGAGTTCTGGATGAGTTTGCCAGTCGCTCCATCGAATCGAGTTATAGCGTTGTCGGTAGATGAACCGGGGCCGACTACATCCCCCGATCCAGCCCCGCCAGCGTTAACCGTGACGATAGCTTCTGTTCCATCGTCCTTCTTTAGATAAAGTTTGCCATCGTATGTATTGATAGCAAGTTCACCCAAAGCCAAGTCAGTGGTCAGCGGAACCTTAGCGGCAACCGCCGACCGTTTAATCTTAATACTGTTAGCCATTTGGCTATCCTTTAGGCTATATAGCCGGAGTTAAAAATTAGAACGTGCCGCCGTCCACATTGATCTCATAATCAGCCGCATCGGTCAATTGCCCCTGTGCGTTAACTGTGAACTTGGTTGTATAGAATCCGTCAGTAGTTCCGTAGGTTGCTGCTGTTACTGCGGTGTTAGTAATCGAGAACTCGCTACCTGTCAGCGTCAATCCTGTACCTGCGGTGTATGTGCCAGCACCAGAAAACTGAACCCAAACTACAGGAGTTGTTCCGAGCGTTCCACCAGCGTTAACTGTACAGACCCATCCACTATCAGCTTGAGTTGTACCTTCTTGAATGAAGGTGAAGGCTGAAATTAATTCTGCCCAAGTATTCGCATCGGTAGTCCGATTCCACGCACCAGCGTTGCATTGATAAATGCCGTTGTTCTCGTCTAGCGTTTGATTCTTTACCAGAACACGCATACCAGCGGTGATTGAGATTCCATCAATCGTTTGTGCGCCGGACAGAGTAATGTTAGCAACGGTAGCAGCAACGCAAGCAGCTTTAGGGTTGAGTCCCTGAGCGACTGAATCTACATAGAACTTAGTAGCCGCGTCTTGATCGGCGGTAGGATCGCCTAGACCAGTGATCTTATAAGTTCCCCACGCTACGTCACCTGTTGGTGCGGTCAAATCAGAGATAGAAGCATCGTCCGCAGCCGTTACCAGACCCTTAGCGTTTACGGTTACTTTGGTGTAAGTGCCTACATTGCTATTGACCGTAGCAAGTGTACCTGTGCCAGTTACAGCAGCAGTGCCGTCGAAAGCGTCTGAGGTGTATGCAATATCGCCAGTGATGGAGATAGTACGACCAGTCTCTAAAGCAACAGCGGTATCGGCTGTTCCAGTTAGATCACCAACGAAAGCGGTAGAAGTAACAGAGACCAGACCGACAATAGTTGTTTCAGAAGAACCTAAAGTAATTTCTGTGGTGCCTACTGTAACGGAATCGTTCGCCAGCATTGTGTTGGTAACGGTTCCAACGTCGGTCGTGTAAACGCCGTCGGTAACTGTTCCAGCATTGCCGCTAATATCGCCAACGATTTCGCTGCTAAAGGTTTTAACTCCGGCAACCGTTTGCGCTGATGCGAGGTCTACAAAAGCACCGTCACCGCCGATAGTAATAATGCTAGTTGCTGTACCGCCAGCACCGCCCGTTCCTGTACCGTAGTACAGAATATTAGTCTGTTCGTTAAAGGCTAGTTCTGCGTTCTCTAGTGAAGCGGGTGCGCCAGCCCCGCCGCCATTTGCTCTACGTTTAATTCTGATCTTGTTTGCCATTTTTAATACTCCTTAGAAGTTTCCACCATCGGTTATTTCGGTTTGATTAACATTGTTCCATTCGTTAGAACCGAACATTACTACATCCCGATATTGAATATTACTCATCACCACGGGATAACCTGCGATGAGATTATTGTTACCGCCACCCCCCGTCCCTCTATTAATCTGGATGATCTGTTTAGGAACAGGCGTTACCTGTACTGTGAGATTATTCCCATCAGTTACGTTTACATTAAGGTTCGCCATATCAAACCTTTACGATGCCGTCACTGCGAACGATAAAGAGAAGGAATATTATATTGTCCTCTGCCGGAGTGCTTCCCGCAGCGACAAAGCCTATCTTAATCCGGCCTGAGAATCCCGCGCCATTGATTGAACTGATAGCTAGTTGAGCGTCATCATCAACCAAGTCCCACGAGTCATCATTTATGATGAGCGTGAAAGAGCCATTAGCATCGTCACGATTAACGATGGTCAAAGGGATCGGGGTAGGGGTAGGGGTGTAATTCGTTATGTCGAAGGTCAGCCCGTAGCGGGAGTCCTTCACATTGGATAAGGTTCTGCGAATGATCTGAGCGTCTATGGTCGCTCCATTAAGATCAACGGGCGTAACACCATCATCACCAGTTAAGGCGAGATTCCAGAAGGTAGACTGTTGATATACGAGTTCGCCAGCGATGATTGGATTGTCGAATCCGCTGACTTGAGATAGGGAGTTCTTGTTAAAGACAGCTATGACGCTACCCTAACCTTTTGCTGCGATGCCGTTCTCATGCTCTGCTCCTTACTAGGAATTCGGTTCGCTCACTAGCGAATCCGTGCAGTCATGTCTTATCTTATTTTTAGATTTTAACGTATATTAAAATCAAAATCCATTTCGATTATTCTTATATTATAAGTGGAGCTATTGCAGGTGGAGTTGACCAAGCCTCTGCGGGTGCAACCGCCCAAACTAAATTGCCAGCTATTGGATTAACAGCAATTTTTCTAATCTCATTACGGTATGCAATAAACGCATCTTGATTAGTTAGATATGGGTCATTAATTGGATTGGCTACATCGGGTATCGTAGTCCAATCAGTAGCACTTAATAGTTCTGATGCTGCGGCTTTATTCTGCTCTGCCGTAGGTACATAGAATTCTGGATATCCATCTACGGAAACAATAACCTTACCCTCTGTCATACCTGCTTGTAACTCTTGATAACGCTCATCAGTGATTTCAACCGCATCATCAGGAGCATTATTTGTGTAGAAGCAATTAGTAGAACCTGCGTAGGAATACATATTTATTATCCTTATGCTGTGTAAGAACCGGTAGCGCCGGTGAATTTAATGATTGTATTAGCACCTGATGTTGTTATGGTAGGTGAGCCTGTGGTTGTGCCGGAATAACTAGCTGTAGGAACGGAGAGAATAACAACTCCAGAACCACCTAATCCACCATTGTATCCATATCCACCTCCACCGCCTCCACCGCCTAGATTAGCCGTACCCGCTACTCCTGTACCGCCAGCACTGCTAAATCCTCCAGCACCACCACCACCAGTGCCACCAGTACCGGAAGTCCCGGATGTGTGTCTCGCCCCGCCACCACCACCTGCATAAGTTACTGATGATCCAGTTATTGATGAGGCTGTTCCATTGCCCCCATTTCCTCCAGCAGAAGAAGCTCCAGCAGTCCCTGCAACCGAAGCTCCACCGCCACCACCTGCGGCTGAAGCAGCTCCGATATTGCCCGATCCCACTGCACCATCTTTTCCTTGTCCAACTATTCCCAATCCAGCAGTACCGGAGAGGGCAGACCCTCCACCAGAACCACCAGAGGCTCCATTAAGTTGATTATAGCTCCCTCCGCCACCACCACCCGTTGATGTTATGCTTGTTGACCCACCGGAAAGAATTGAATTTCCTCCAGCAACCCCAGTAAACGCACTAAGAGTAACCGCACCAGTACCGCCTGTCCCAACAGTAATTGAATATACTGTGGTAATAGAAAGGGATGAAGTTCCTGTTAATAGACCTCCAGCACCACCACCACCAGCGATATCAGCACCGCCCCCTGCGCCACCAGCTACCACTAAATAACTGGCAGTATATGTAGGCGCTGCACCCACAAACCCCCAAGCCGTGCCTGAGTAAACTTCCATAGCGCCATAGCTAGTATTAAATCTAGTCATTCCCGCTATTGGGCTTCCGGGACGTTGCGCTGTAGTCCCCGCTGGTAAGGGCCACGCTCCAATCAAACTTGTTGTGCCTGTTCCACCATTAGCTGTTCCCAATGCTCCGCTGACTCCCGTTCCTAAAGCAACCTGACCTGATGAGTTTGTATTATTTGCTAACTGACTTAGATTGAAAGCGTTTGTCATGCTGCCCCCGCACGTGCGAATGTTTGTTGAATAAGTATGTTATCAATTATAGTCGGAGTGACTGCTAAAGTATATCCTGTTGATACAGCAGTATAATCCACGCCGTCTTTTTGTAATACTCCGTTTGTATATAAATTAAATCCACCTACCGATAATGAAAATGCATAAGCAGCTTGACCGATTACAGTATTACGAACCGCATTTACAGGAGTGCCATTAGGAACTACTAGATTATTCGGAGTCCATTGGATTATCTCAAGATCTCCATTAGTTACATTAGGAAAGTTTGTAATAGTCTGCCCGATAATATCATAATCTTGTTCGTTAACTACCGTTCCATTAATAAACAAAAGTTCATAGCCTGATACTAATGTAAATCCAGATACCGTATAACTTCCAGCACTTGTTAAGGTTGCGGAATTCCTACTAAATGAAGCATAAGAACCTGTAGCAGAATTGGTCGATCTAAAAGATATTACAGTGACAATGTTATCTAATACTACGCCTGTTCCAAATGTCACCCCGCCAGCGGCATCCGCATATTCCGAAGTCTGGCACAATGTCCCCTGATTGAACACGAAACACTGGCCCACTAGATAGGCTGCGTTCCTAGACACCGAGAATAATGTCTGCCCACTTGTCGCAGTAAATGTCGATATGGTCATCTCAAAAGTATCGGGAGTAGTAAAGCCTACGACCCGACCATAAATATCAACAGTAAGCGTAGCTGGTGTAGTCGTATAGGTATAAACACCCGCACCGAAGTCCAAATAAGGAGCAAGCTGAGCGATTACCACTCCATCAGCGTTATTCGATACCGATATTTCGCCCGTCCCTACACTGGTAGTCCCTACCTTTAATAACTGTCCTGTTCTTACATCAAGATCAATGTAGTTAATTCCATCAGACAAAGCCGCCCAGATAGTAGGATCGAATAGATTGGTTTCGTATGGTACGAAAGCCGCTGTGCCGGAAGCGTAGATAGCAAAGCCTGTATCGAAGGATATTTTGCGACCAGTTCTATTTGTATATAAAGGATATACAGTCGTACCAAAAGCGGGATCAGCTAAATACCATGAATAGTCCCCGGGATTTGTAGTAGGGGTCTCGTTACTTTGATTCAATAATCCATAATAAGTCTTATTTCTAGGGTTAAGACTAAAGCCCGTGCCTGTAATCGAATCTGCATAAGCTATAACAATATATTGATTTGAGTACTGAAAGGTTGTAGGACGCCATTTAAAGATTGCACTAGGCAAACTAAAGCTAGATGCTCCAAGACTATTTCTCATACGAGTAACGAAATACCAATCCCCAGAAGGAATCCCCGCCAGAGAGATTAATGGGAGGACTGTATTAGTATTCCACGGGGTTCCATTAGCTTGTACCTCGCTAGTACCTGCAAAGATTAACTGCGCCTCTGTAGGGCTTGCGAAGGCGGTGTAATAGAGTTCTGCATACTGAGAGATACCAGCCGCCGGGGTCGTTACTTGAACCAAGAATAATGGGTTAACCGCAGTCGGGTATGAAGTCTCAACTATGGGCGGTGGAACTGTTCCGAATACTAGAGGATCGCCAATGCCTGTGTTCGGGCTTGGTTGGAATTCGGTTATAGCCACATCATCGTAGACGGTAGGATTAAATTCCATCAGCAGCAGGTTAACTACAATCGCCCCGTCATCTTTGAAGGTCTGCGATACTTTATTAGTTCTGAATAACTTATCTACCCATCCATAATTGGCATTGGTTAAAGTCATCACGTCACCCGCTTCTAGTTGGAGTCCATCAAATCCAACAGAACAAGTTACCTGCAAATCTTCTCGCGACGCTTTTAAGAATCGGTTAGCTAGATACTGTGCGCGCACATTATTGTTACAGAACGGAACGGTAATTGATTGCTTATTAATTGGCTCATTCGGGAATAAGAGTGTCGGATCAATTTGGGCTAGATCAAAAGTTGAAGTATTAAACGCATCTTGATTAGACTTGTCGGGGAACTTGACCTCGGCAATATTGAATGAATTAGATAGATCAATAGGCGTAACCTGTATCGAGGATATAATATTGCTATCATTTATAGCCATTGCTACGGTGTATGTGGGCTTCTGGACGATCACGCCCCACTTAGCCGTGACCTCATCATATCGTAATAAGCAATCGCAGCTAGAGGTCATGTTCTGTAGCGTACTCATGATAGTCCGAGCCGCGTCTACCGCTCCATCGAACCTAAATCTGGTCTGGGTTGTTGTCACCCCATCATAATCTGTATAGGTGAATGACTCGTCCGAATAAACGTCCAGTGCCGCAAGACTTGTGGTGTCAATCTGAGCAGAAGGAATTGCCGCGCCATAACGAGTGTTGGTCAAGAAGTCTGAGAAACATTCTCCGGGCTTGTATCTGCTATTTTTTACTTGGAACCTAGTCGGGGCCAAGCCTCGAATATTCGCTGTGACGCTATAAGTAAGAACAAGAATTGCGAACGCGCAGTTGGTCATTAGCTTTGTTGCGTCCCACTTGTAGATTAAATTACTATCCTGCATTACTTGAATTGCGGTCTGGTCTGAATTCGTTGGCGTATTTGAGCCGTTGCTATACAGGTATATATTAATTTTGCCTTTTACATTCGTCTCAGATTCCCCTGTGGATTCGTCTAGCAACGCATCTACTTGATATTGATTTGTCGCATTAAATACGCATTTCTTTCCTGAGTAATAAATATCCCCAAAAGTAATTGTATCGGCAGTCTGACCGGGGTTGGTATTCGTAACCTCGCTCAAAGCTAAAACGTAATATAATTTCTGATCGTTATTGGTTATGCTTAAATCTATTACAGTTCCACCAATCCACGAATCGCCATAGACAACAGGAAGTTTATTAGATGTTGCCGGAGGTATCTGGGTTCTGTTCCCCGGATCGCGCTGCTCCCCACCACCACCACCACCGGGAGCGTTCGGGCCACCTATAACCGCTGAGACAGCAAAAGATATAGCCATTGATACAACCATACTAATTGCAACAGCTAAGACTTGCGCTGTAGCAAGCGATATAGTTAACGCTGTGACAAGAAAGGCTGTTAGCGTAGCAACGAACGCATAAGCCTGACTTGTAAATGTCATCGTACTTATCCCGACGAAAATTACCCAAGTTCTTTTATTTATGAAAGTTCTTTTATCCACGTTTCTTCCATTTTCTTAAAACCATATTTTTTATAATTCAAATTAGGGCTGTTATGCAGCTTGCCCATTACAAAAAAAGTTATTCTGCCCTCGTCTTTTAATTGGGTTCCGTAGTTCACGAATTCTTTAAAAAGCCTATATCCTACCGTAGACTTTCTATATTCCGGCTTCACATACCACGCCAATTCATGTAGTCCGAACGTCTTGTTACACCACAAAGAGGGGACTATCATCCCTATTATCAGCCCCTTCCCCGGTTCTATAAAAATTACCCCTAGTCCCGAATTAATGGAATCAAATAACTGACTCCACCAGTCTGGATTCTCTAATGCTCTAAGGAAGTCAATGTCGCTTTCCGTCTTGAACATTCTCATCATTTCAATGACGTCGGCTTTATCAAATTTATTAGATTTTCTTATCACGATGAAGCTAAAGCATCTTTTCCAAAGTTATAATTAATAGTGCTTATGAAGGCCACTCTATTCATGCTTGTGTCACCCGGAGCAAAAAATTGCCACGCATTGTCATTCGTATATCTTCCAGCCGTTCTATTCTGCAAAATCATTTGAATTGATGAGGCTGATACAGTTATAACGCCAACATACGATCTAGCTTCCTCTAGCCATTCTTCCGAGATAGAGAATGAAGTTATATATCCGTTAAAATATTGATATAGCCCACCAGTACCGCCGTCGGTGAGTAGCACTCCATCAGTCCCGAAAAAACCTTTCCACGCCTCAATCTGCGAACCCTTTATATTCTTACTTAATACGAAGCCTAAAAACGCCGTATCAATTCCAACAAAAGAAAATATAGTTTCGTTAGCAGTAGATTTTATGTCTCTAATCGCATCTCCCGCTTTTACTAATACACCTAACCCAGAGAATGGTTGCGCGTCTACTTCTGGAATGGTAAGTGTCGACGGGGCTGATGATATTAAAAAAACCTCCTCCGGCGTTGTGATCCTGAGAAAGTCTGCATAGCGAATGTTATTAGTGCCGTCAACTGGTGGAATAACATTCATAGGACCGCCTCGAACGCTTTGAATGTTCCCTGCCAACTTATAAAAGAATCATTCTGCATAGGGATAAGGGTGTAGGCGGGATAGTCCCGAAGGATAACCGGGAAGGTGCAGCCCGTATAAGAATCGCCACCCATTGCTACCGTTGTTCCATATTGCCCTATAACCGCCGCCACGGGGCTAACAAGTTCTGTGATTAGGTTACGGTGGACTGGAATGTTTACGGTCGACCCAGAGCCTCTAAAAACGTCTGCTGTGGCTATGTAAGAATACCTGCCGACCTGACAGAAGTCCCCCGCCTTAACTATATAGAGTCCGGCTCCAATACTAGGAAGCGAACCAAGAACCAGAACTTTTGCCGCCGAGGTTATCTGCCACTCGCATACCTCGATAGCACCAGAACTCATGTCTCCCTGATATGCTATGTAGTTAACCCATCCAGTCACACCAAAATTCAAGTATTGCTCTAGTGACTTATCGGGAATTCGTAGGGAATTAAGAAGCCCTCTGCTTTGACTGTATTTCAAATAGTTATGCGGCTTCATCTCAAAAGCGAAAGGAACGACCGTTACGATTTCTGCGGTCGCTATTCTCTGATTCCGGCTGACTACTTGACCAACAAAGCGGTGGTCGTTGATCCCTACTGACTCGCTATTAATTAAGATCGTATTAAGGCTCATAGTTTACCTGTTCACTGGAACGGATCGGTTCGCGGACTGATTCGCCGCCCATACACCCATCTTGTTTTTAGATAGGAACTGAAGTGCTGATTGAGTATCTATGGCTGACATTTGCGCGATGTACGGGCCATTATATACAACCGACGGCTGAGTGCTAGGATTGAGAGAGTCTGATAACTTATTGTTAGGAATAACATTACCCCTTCCAGAAGGTATGAATAATTCTGGGCCGTTCTCCCCGACTATCGTAGGGCCACCAATCTCCCCGCCTGTTGCCGCAAACCCAACCCCAGTAGTCCCAGAAGGCATAAAACCGCCCTTCATTGAGCCACCCTTCCCCATCCCACCAAAAGCACTCGTAATAAACCCGACCGCCATCATTGCAAGCTGCATCGCGTAGAACTTAGCGATCATTTTAGCTATGTCAGCTATAATACTTAGCGTAAATTTACCGAATGATTTGGTTCCGTTAGCTGCGAATTCATCTATCGCCGATCCAATAGTATTGGTGAACATACTAAAAGCGTTCTCTCCCATCTTGGCATAGTTCATAGCGTCATCATTGAACTGGTTAAAGGATTTTTCCCAACCAAAGGTAAATGAATACTGTTGAGCCTGTATGTTCCTGATCGTGGATTCAGTTTGCTCGACATACATCCTTCCCTGTTCTTGGATGATGTTTCGCTGTTGCTCTAGGACTACCGCCAGCTTCTCATTGCCCATAATTCTAGCGTCAAGAATCTTTAATTCTACTTGCGCGATTTGGTTGCTAAGTTGTTGTTCTACATTGAGAACGTCCATCCTTACTTTCTGTTCACGCTGCGCGTAGACCGCTATTTCAGCGCGAGTCGTAACCTGTTTTAATGCTAATTCATTCTGACGGATATATTCCTTTGACAGTCTTTCTGCTAGACCGATCTGATGATCTAGGGCTAGAGCCTTTGCAGCGTCCGGGTCTTTAGCAGCGGTTACAGATCGTCCCGTACCAGCCACACCAGAAGCCGACTTTCCTTCTGGAATTATTACATCTTGAATGAACTTTTGAGCAGACCGCCAAGTTTCAAGATTCTTCGCCTTCAGCATATCGTATCCGTCAGCGATACCCTTAAAATCTCCGGCTAATACTTTTGCTAGTGAACCGCCCATAAATACTAAGGTGTCAGCAAGTTGAGCGACCACCGATGCCAGCGTATTTATTCCGACCGCCGCGTGTTTAACTAACCACTCTAACTTTTCAAAAAAGTATTGCGAGGCGGTGGTATTTTTATTCCAATGATCGAATAGAGTTCCAAGCGTAGGGATAACCGCGTTAGTAAACATCAACATTGTCTGACCGAGTTTTGCATTAATCGCATCATGCAACCTTCCAGCTTCCTCTACCGCTGCCGCATAAGCCCTAAACTTATCTCGCGATGCCTGTGTTCCATTTGCTAAACCTATCCAATCTATGCCCTTACCCGCTCGGCTGAACATCTCTACCCCCGCAGCAGCCCTAATAATTGGGTCTTGAATAGCAGCGATAGAATATAGAGTCTTGTCAAAAAGTTTATCTGGGCTTAGTTTAGCTAGATCATTCAATGAAACGCCCAAGCGACCAAAGGCTTGTTGTGCGCCTAGTGAACCCTGTGCGGCTTCGCCTACTTTAGATGAGAATGAGGATAAGAACTTACCAGCGTTATCGGCTGAACCCCCATTTTCTGCTAGACCCTTAGAAAGGGCTAGTATAGAGGCTACAGCGACTTCATTGGCTTTGGCAGTATCAGAGATAGCGTCACCGTAAGATAACGCCTTGTAGGTCATTGCAACGAAGGCAGCACTTGCTATCGTCGCGGCTTGCTGTGCATTATGAGCGAATTTTGCGAGACTGCGATCAGCACCCTCGATGCCCTTCTGAAACTCTGCTGAGTCCAGCCCCAGAACTACGCCAAGTCTTGCTAACATTCCCATCATCTACCCCTTAAATATTTTCTTGGGTGCGTTCGGTGCTGCTCTCATATAACTTTGCAAAGCCGTATTAGCGGCTGCGTCTTTTTGTTCCTTCGTCAGCGGTGGGTATAAATATTCATACGCCTTCGGTATGATGTCTTGTAGTTTAAAAGCGGTCTGATTTTCCGACCTCATGTAATTATATATCGCGCCAGTCAATGATCCTAGCACTTCTAACATTCCACGATTCCCGATAAGCCCGTCAGCATACATAATACAAATATCGGTAAAGCGTTCTTCGTCTATGCTATCAGGATCAGTTCCATTGGCCGTAAGCATTGCTTTAACCTGCCTACGGACTGACCCCGTTATTTTCCCTTAGCTTCCTCGTATCCGGGGGAGACTGTTTCGCTGATACTTTTAATCACCTGTAGCTGGATCGGCAGAGGGAATAACTCATCTATCATCGGATAAGTAATATTAGCCATATCGAAGTCAGGTTCCTCCGGCACTAATAGTCGGAACAATTCTGTAATACGTTGTTCCAATATTCTCTTGTTCGTTGCTGCTGCCTTCATAGAGTTGCCATCTACTAGAACATCGTCCTCAGTAATGTGACAATTCTCACTTTCTTCCAAATCTTTAATCAAGTCTTGGTAGTAGATGTCGATGATTTCATCATCAATAACTTCCATCCGAACCTGCATCTCCTCGAATTCCTTTGTAAGCGGAACTTTAACCTTAAAGGTATGACCGCCCAAAGTGAACGAACGAGTCCTGACGCTTTCTTTATGCTTTGCAAACTGTGAACCTAATGCCTTCTCTAGCTTATTCATGTCTTGTCCTTTTATATTTTCTTCGATTTGAATTTATCTAAATTTTGTTTTATTAATCCTGATAGCTGATTAAGTACCACTCCCGCCTCTCCTTCTAATGCCGGACGTAGAAATGGAGTTCCAACCATATTCTTTGTCCCGAACTCTACCGCCGCTGCTCTCATATCACTTTTAATTCCGATCTGCTTCTCACCAGTTTTTTGATTGGTGAATTTTGTTTTGGCTAACTTCTTTCCGGGTGCTGTTGTAACCAGCCCAATTACCGTATCAGTCTCACTTATATACTTCGACCTTTTATCTTTTCCCGTAGGCTTCCTAGATTCGACCCTTAGAGACGCTGCAAGCGCGCCAGTGTCTCGCGGTACTAATGCTATTGCCTGAGCGAGAACGGGCGTCATAGACTGTCTGACAGACTTTCTTAGAATGGCTTGGTTATCTTTCGGGCCAAAGTTGTCTGATAACTCTTTAAATACATCTTTTAGTTCTTTGAAGCCTGTAAATTTGACCGTAGTGTTAGCGGTGTTAGCCATTAATCACCCTTAACCACGAGTTTTTGATAGATCGCGTTATTGAGTTGAACGGCGTAATCCGCTACCTCCTCCGGCGTCATTGTGTCGGCGTGGTTCTTTGCTATCTCATAGGCTAGATGGATTCCAGCTATCCGCTGCTGCTGGTGGGAGAACCAATTTTTTTGGCCTGAGTTAGCCTGATGAATTATGTATTCGAGGAGTGCTGCGGAATTATTTGTTGTCATATATTGTAGAACCGCCCCGAAGGGCGGCTCATCTTTTAAGTGTTGTTAGACCAGCCGTAGTTCAATCCACCAATAGGATGGATAGTGAACTCAAACTTGTTTTCAGCGTTAGGCTGCAAATCCCACTTCAAACCACCGACCATACCATTGAAGGCATAAGCGACAGTATCGGTGCCGTCATAGACTGCGACTACATAGGTTCGAACTACTGTGCCGCCGTATCCATCTTCACGGATTTGCAGTTGTGCCACGTCAGCAGGATTCCAAGCAGAAGTAACCGTTAATGAAGTTACTTGATTTTGCGTCGTGACCTTCGCGCCAGTTCTTGCGCCAGCGACCGAGTAAGCTGCTACAGCATCATCAGAACCAAAAGCAGGTACAGCCTCGACAGGAACCGCTATACCTGTAGAACCCAAACCGCCAGCAGACGTTCCTACGAGTTCTTCTACCCAACCTGTCCACGTTGAAAGATTAGCAATAGAAAACGGTGTAGGAGTTGCAGCAGATTGCATCCATAGGGTTGCTGTGTATCCGGGTAAAATTTTATTAATCAGTGCCATAATAATTCCTTTAATTAAGAGTTAAGAAATTTTGTCTTATGATGATGTTGGAATATCCATTTTTACATCTAATATTATTTGATTCATACCAAGCTCGTTGTCATAGGTGTTATAGAGCCAATGCACGTCTGCTTTAGCAATGAAAAATCCTTCTGCCAGACTACCGAATAATCCCGAGTAGCCGTGCAATTCTTGCAGTATCGTATTACCCAGACTAAAAGCGTCTGTCATAGCTTTACAGAATATCGAGGTCTGAAAGATCGGGGTGTCGATACCTTTATTATCCTGAGTCTGTCCAGTGTACACGGGCTGATGGACGTTCCGCAGTTGCCACGTTATGAACTTTTCTTCTGTTGCCCAATTCCGATTAAAGTTTGCATAGACTGGAACGGGATCGACAATCGCGGCCAGTTGATACTGTATAGCTTGGGCGTACACATACGGATTATTCTGGGTTGTCATACAGGAGTCTCCGGGTCGTTGCGATAGCAGATATAAGTCACCTTCATCCGATCATTCGATTCCCTAATGTCCGTAATTCTCCAATCAAATCCGCGCCAAGTAATGCTATACAAATTTTGATTATCTACGATCTCCTTATTGTTCGGAGTGTAGTTAACCGTGATCTTTACTAAGTCTTGATAGACTCTATATCTCTCGCTTATCCGTAATGAATTAGCTACGTCAGCCAC